GCAGCGCAACTCAAGCAGGCACTGGCAGGCCATCTCAAGCTGCTCAAGCAGTAGGTACTGGCATCGATGGGGGGGAGTGCGTTTACACGGCAGGGGGCCTCTAGGGGTGAGCCCACCGTACCCCCACCACCCTGTTTGGCCCAGCATCGACCCAGCTTTGCGTTACGCTCTATTCCACTCAAACGATTCTTTTCCCCTACTTCCCTCAAACGATTCATAGCTACCCACCCCCTTCTCTTCCAAACGCCTACCGCCCGGGGTATATATAAAAATTTGCACAAGGATGCGAACGTTCTCACCGCCGTTTACACCTATTGCGAACGTTCTCAAAAACGTTTAAACTATGCGTATGAGCAAACAGAAGGTACTGGAATTCATCAAGAGCCACATCAGGAGTCATGGTGTGTCTCCTAGCTATGAGGTTATCGCCAAGGGTGTCGGCCTGTCCTCTAAGTCCAATATTCATCGTATTGTGCATAGACTGCGGGATGAAGGTCTTCTAGACCTGAAGCCATACAAGTTTCATTCAATCAAACTTGTGGACAGGTCAGTGCAGGAGATTTCCCGTTTATGACTCTTCTGACCCATAAGGAAGTTCAAGACTACCTCAGCATCGTGGACAAGGTTCCTGCGGCGGAGAGAGTCAAGATTACAACCTTGTTGGAGATGGATAGGGTTGAGAGATGTAAGGAGTCATTCCTTCCCTTTGTGAAGGAGATGTGGCCTATCTTCATCTCTGGGAAGCATCATCAAATCATGGCAGATGCTTTTGAGAGAGTAGCCAGAGGAGAACTGAAGAGACTGATTATCAATATGCCACCCCGGCATACCAAGTCAGAGTTTGCTTCATTCCTTCTGCCGTCGTGGTTCTTGGGGAAGTTCCCTGAGAAGAAGGTTATCCAGACTGCTCACACCGCAGAACTATCGACGGGATTTGGACGTAAAGTACGGAATCTAGTCTCGTCAGATACGTATCAGAAGGTGTTCCAGACCAAGCTGTCAAGTGACTCCAAAGCAGCAGGTCGGTGGAACACCGACAAGGGTGGTGACTATTTCGCTATTGGTGTAGGTGGTGCAGTGACGGGTAAAGGTGCTGACCTTCTCATCATTGATGACCCTCATTCAGAGCAGGAAGCAAAGCAGAACAATCCTGCGGTGTTTGACCAAGTCTATGAGTGGTACACATCTGGGCCTCGTCAGCGTTTACAGCCTAACGGGGCAATTATTATTGTTATGACCCGCTGGGCCAAGAGAGACCTGACCGGGCAAATTCTGAAGAAGTCCGGCGGTGATGGAGTGGATGACTGGGAGGTGATTGAGTTTCCCGCAATCCTTCCGTCAGGAACTCCTCTGTGGCCTGCGTTCTGGTCTAAGAAGGAACTGGAAGCCATCAAGGCTGAGATTCCCGTAGCCAAATGGGAAGCGCAGTACCAACAGAACCCGACCGGCAATGAGGGTGCAATCATCAAGCGCGACCAGTGGAGGATTTGGGAGCAGGACAAGCTCCCGTTCTGTGATTACATCATCCAGTCTTGGGACACTGCCTTTGAGAAGAACAACCGTGCGGACTACTCCGCATGTACGACTTGGGGTGTATTTGACCATCCCGATGAGAACGGCAAAGACCAGACCAACATCATCCTCCTAGATGCGTTTAAACGCAGGATGGAGTTCCCAGAGTTAAAGAAGCTTGCCCTAGAGTTATACAAACAATGGGAACCAGACACCCTGATTATTGAGAAGAGAGCCGCCGGGGCTCCTCTGATTTATGAACTCCGCAAGATTGGAGTGCCCCTGTCTGAGTACACACCTAGCAAGGGGAATGACAAGGTTAGCCGTGTAAACTCTATTGCAGACCTGTTTGCCTCTGGGATTGTCTGGTGTACGGTGTCCCGTGATGCAGATGAGGTTATGGAGGAAATGGCAGCATTTCCTAATGGCGACAACGATGACTTGGTGGACTCAAGCAGTCAAGCATTGATGAGGTTTCGCCAAGGTGGGTTTATCCAGATTGCTTCCGACGAACAGGATGATGAGCCCATCTTCCGTCGCAAGTATGAATATTACTAAGGACGTATATGGCAACCAATGTAGATAAGGGTTTGTACCAAGCCCCGATGGGAATAGAGCAACTAGCCCAAGATGAAGAGCCCATTGAGATTGAGATTGTTGACCCTGAGGCGGTGAATATTCACATGGGTGATATGGACATCTCAATCATGCCCGGGGAGGATGAAGACGAGTTTGGTCAAAACCTTGCAGAACTGATTGACGACAGTGACCTCCAGTCGATTGCCAGTGATTTGGCTGAGGACATTGAGAATGACCGCAACAGCCGCAAGGACTGGGAGAAGGCCTACACCGATGGTTTAAAGCTACTTGGGCTCCAGTTTGAGGAACGCACTGAACCGTGGCAAGGAGCCTCAGGGGTGTTCCATCCCATGATTACTGAGGCAGTTGTCAGATTCCAGTCAGAAACCATCACAGAGATGTTCCCGGCCCAAGGGCCTGTACGTACAAAGATTATTGGTAAAGAGACACCGGAGAAGAAGGAAGCAGCAGTTCGTGTTGAGGAAGACATGAACTATGAACTCACCGAGGTGATGCGTGAGTTCCGCCCCGAACATGAGCGGATGCTGTGGAGCCTCCCCGCTACAGGTTCTGCGTTCAAGAAGGTCTACTACGACCCAAATCTGGGACGGCAGGTTTCCATGTTTGTCCCCGCAGAGGACATCATCCTCCCCTATGGAACGACCGACCTAGACACCTGCTACCGGTTAACGCATGTCATGCGCAAGACCAAGAACGAGATTCTTAAATTGCAGGAGAGCGGTTTCTACCGGGATGTGGAGTTGGGTGAGCCGGACAGGAACAAGAGCGATATCCAACAGGCCAAGGACAAAGAGACCGGCTTCAGTGATTTAAACGATGACCGTTACACCATCTATGAGGTTCACGCAGACCGAGACATACCCGGATATGAGGACACCAACTCCGACGGAGAAGAGACAGAGATTGGACTGCCATATGTCATCACCTTCATCAAGGGCACAAACGAGGTTCTGGCTATCCGTCGCAACTGGGAGCCTGATGATGAACTGCGTTTAAAGCGACAACATTTCGTTCATTACCAATACATCCCCGGGTTTGGGGCATACGGGTTCGGTCTGTTTCACCTCATCGGTGGATTTGCCAAGAGCGCCACCAGCATCATGCGCCAGCTTATCGATGCAGGAACTCTGAGCAACCTTCCGGGTGGATTGAAATCCCGTGGTCTACGTATCAAGGGAGACGACACCCCCATCCAGCCGGGTGAGTTCCGCGATGTGGATATTGGTTCAGGTGCTCTGCGGGACAACATCCTGCCTCTGCCCTACAAAGAACCTAGTCAAGTCCTCGCAGCCCTGTTGGGAACCATTGTGGATGAGGGCCGTCGCTTTGCTGCGACAGCAGACATCAAGGTCAGCGACATGTCCGCCCAGTCTCCGGTCGGTACAACTCTGGCAATTCTGGAACGTCAACTGAAGGTGATGACGGCAGTACAAGCCCGCCTCCATTACACGTTTAAACAGGAACTTGGTCTCCTTGCTGAAATCATTGCAGACTACACAGACCCCAGCTACGACTACGACCCTGACACGTCCAATCGCAGCGCCAAGAAGGCTGACTACGACTACGTGGAAATCATCCCCGTAAGCGACCCTAACGCAGCCACCATGAGCCAGCGGGTAGTTCAGTACCAAGCTGTGATTCAAATGGCGCAGATGGCTCCTGACATATATGACATGCCACAACTCCACCGCAGGATGTTGGAAGTCTTGGGTATCAAGAACGCAGAGAAACTAGTCAAGCTCCCAGATGACCAAAAACCCCGTGACCCCGTTACGGAGAATATGTCTGTCCTTAAAGGAGAGCCCGTAAAGGCATTCCTGAATCAAGACCATCAAGCACATATTGCCGTCCACATGGCTATGCTGCAAGACCCAATGATTATGGCGACCATTGGACAGAATCCCCGGGCCCCTGCAATCCAAGCAGCCATGATGGCTCACCTTGCAGAACATGCAGGATTCCAATACAGGAAACAAATTGAAACCCAAATGGGATTGTCTCTACCTCCAGAGGATGAAGACCTCCCACCGCAGATTGAACAAGCCCTGTCTGGAATGATGGCTCAGGCTGCGCAGCAGGCCCTACAGCTAAACCAACAGCAGGCCCAACAACAGCAAGCTCAACAGCAAGCTCAAGACCCAATGGTAATGATGCAGCAGCAAGAGCTTCAACTGAAACAAGGCAGTCTGCAATTGGAGGCCCAGAAGGTTCAGCAAGATTTTGCTATTGAGCAGGCCAAGCTTGAACTGGAGAAACAAAAGATGATTCTGGAGTCCTCCGCCAAGGCTGATGCTAACAACATGCGCAAGGAAGAATCTGCTGCTCGTATGCAGTTGGAAGGTGTCAAAACTGGCGCGGCTATCCGGGAATCCCAAGCCAAGCAGAAGTTTGACCAAGAAAGCTCCGGGGTAAAGATTGGAGCCCAGATAGCCAAAGACCAAATGGGTCAAACAAACCAAGGTGAACCATGATTGATAACTTCGCCCGCGTATTGCGCGAACAAATACGCATTGACATGAACAACTATGCAGACGACTTGGCTGGTGGGGCCTGTGCGTCTTTTGATGAGTATAAAAAACTGTGCGGGGTGATTCAAGGCCTAGCCATCGCAGAGTCCCACCTATTGGCCTTGCTAAAGAAAGTTGAAGATTCAGATGAGTAACATCATTTTGCCTCCGGGGGTAGTAATGCCCGCGCCAATCCAAACGTCAGATAAACCTGACGCAGAAATGACAGACGCAGAAAAAGCCAAGCAGCTTCCAGAGCCATCTGGGTACAAGCTGTTATGTGTGTTGCCCGCAATCGATGAAACGATTGAAGGCACAAACTTCCTCAAGTCAAAAGACATGATGAAGCGTGAAGAAGTAACCACAGCAGTTTTGTTTGTGGTCAAAGTTGGCCCAGACGCATATTCCGACAAAGAAAAGTTTCCCAGCGGCCCTTGGTGCAAGCAGGGTGATTTCATCATGGTTCGCACCTACGCAGGTACGCGATTCAAGATGTACGGTCAGGAAATGCGCCTCATCAACGATGACCAAGTGGAAGGTGTTGTGCAAGACCCCCGTGGAATCACCCACGTTTAAGGAGATACCATGTCCGAGTTTAAATTCCCAGATGAGTTGGAAGACGACAAGACAGTTGAAATTGAATCTAACGCAGATGAGATTGAGATTGAAGTCGTAGACGACACTCCTCCAGCAGACCGGGGCCGTAAAGCCTTGGAAAAGGAGGTTGAAGACCCCACCGATGAGGAGATTGCCTCATACGGTGACAAGGTAAAGGTGCGGATTAAGGAATTAACCCACGCCCGACACGACGAACGCCGTGCAAAAGAAGCTCTCATGCGTGAAAAGCTGGAGCTTGAGAACATGGCAAGGCAAGTTGTTGCTGAAAATCAACAATTACGCAAGCATGTCAGCGACGGAAGCCAACAATTTCAGCAACAATCCGTCCAATTGGCAGAAAACGAGCTAGAAAACGCCCGGAAGCAGTATAAAGTTGCCCAAGAGGCGTTTGATTCTGATGCTATACTGGCTGCGCAAGAAGCGTTGCTTGAAGCAAAGATGAAAATCGCTGCTATCAAGGGCTCTCGACAGCAAATCCGTCAGGAAGAGCGTGAAGAGGCCCCGCGACAAGTCCAACAGCCAACTGAAACCAAGGCAGATGCCAAAACCTTGCGCTGGCAAGCAAAAAACCAGTGGTTTGGTTCTGAGGGATTTGAAGAAGTTACCAGCTACTCACTAGGGCTGCACCAAAAACTAGTGAATTCGGGTGTAGACCCGCGCAGTGACGAGTATTTTGAGACTATAGATACTCGCATACGAGACAAGTTCCCAGAGGTATTTGGGAATGAGAAGTCTAAAGAGTCTTCCAGACGACCTACTTCGGTTGTTGCGCCCGCTGCTCGTTCATCGGGCGTAAAAAAGGTTCAGATGACTAGCACCGCTATGGCGTTGGCTAGGAAGTTTGGATTAACCCCGCAGCAATACGCTGCTCAAGTAGCTAAATTGGAGGCCTCAAATGGCAACTCGTGATTCTCGTGACCTATCCACCCGTGAAAAAGGTGCGCGTTTTGTTTATCGGCCCTCTAGCGCATTGCCAGACCCGAACCCTATCCCCGGTTTCACACACCGCTGGGTTATGACTCATCTTCTTGGTCAAATTGAACCAACGAATATGTCTCGCAAACTCAGGGACGGATATGTTCCGTGTAAGGCAGTTGATTACCCGGAGCTAATGCTTCAAGGTAACGAAAAGACAGGCAACATTGAAATTGGTGGTCTCATGCTCTGCAAGATACCCACTGAAGTCTCTGAAGGCATGTCTGAGTACTACACCGGGCAATCGCAAGCGCAGATGGAAGCGGTAGATAACAGTTTTCTGCGTCAGAGTGACCCGCGTATGCCACTGTATTCTGAAAAGAAATCCAGTACAACGCGGGGGCGGTTTTAAACTTTATTTTAGGAGTCCTTTATGGCTTACCCTGTTGTATCAGCACCTTATGGGCTGTTGCCGCAGAACCTAATTGGCGGTCAAGTATTTGCAGGTTCCACCCGCATGTATCCCGTTCAATATGGCTATGCGACCAACATCTTCTACGGTGATTTCGTTGTTCTATCCCGTGGCTTCGCCACACGCGCCTCAGTATCTACTGGCTCTAGTCTGAATCAGACCGTCGGTATTTTCTTGGGATGCACCTACACCAACCCCACGACTAAGCAAAAGTTGTTCTCTCAATA